CTACCTGTGTTGTTAACTGCTGCTAAGTTTTGACCAATCATGGCGCGAGCACCAGAAGTCACCACTGTAGTACCAGAAACCATCACAGCTTTAAACACTGTATCAGGGTCATCACAGACAATAGCCACGCAATCGCCAGCAAGCGTAGACGCAGGCCAGTATTGCGAGAAGGTTTTTTGTCCGGTTAAAGGGTTGGTGTACGAACATCCGAGGAAAACCCCCATCAATGTACCTACAACACCTGCTGTAACGCTTATGCGTTCCAAATTCCCACGAACTAGCGTTACAAAATCACCATAAAAGATGTTTGTAGCGTAGCCGTAGGTGATAGGTAACTCACGGGTTGACCCCGCAAATACCTGACCACCAATCAAGTTGATTGGTTTTAGCCCGTACGGGGCTGAGACCACTGGATAAGCCATTTAAGACTCCTTTATTTTGAACCTGTACCAAATCCGCTTCCACGACTGGTTGTTGACTTGCGGTCAGCAAACAGAGGCATACGCGGGTCATTATTTCTCATGAAGTGGTTGTCCACTGAATCCATTTGGTTCTGCGCTTGCGTGTCGTAATACTCTTTCATGGCCATGAGTTTTTCAGTAGGAATTTTGCAAAGCATCAATCCACCAATTTCCACATTACCTTTGTCATTACCTTCAAGCATCAGTTCTGGATGGTCTGCTGCTTTCACTGGAACCCAGCCATCCCGCATCTTGCTAGACACATTGGTTGGCATTGACTGTCCCAAGACATGAGTCGCTATGTAGCGAAACTCCCATCCGGGTTCAGGGGTAGGATCGGGCAGCGCACTCGATGGTTTATACACGTATCGAGTGGATTTTTCGCGTGACACATTGTCACGGGGGTTACGGTTTTCAGCCATTTTGATTCTCCAATTTTAAAACTTCTGCAACATATTTCTTAGGGTCAAGGTTGTACTTTTTAATTAACGCAGCTTGTGACGGCGTCAATTGAACCTTCCTTGTTCCTGTAGAACGTGTTGCCGGAGCAACCACTGAAGAAGGTCGCCGGGACTTTTCGCTAACGCCACCGAACATGTCGGGGAACGTAGACTTCACGCGAGCATCAATTTGCTCGAAGTACTCATCAGAGCGGGGGTCAACCCCGTTTGACACTAATTTTTGATGCAGCCCTAGTGCGAAGCTGGAAACTTCCTCAAACCCATCAGAACCGAACCACTGGTTTTTTGCCTGCCAGCGCAGAGTTTTTTCGTCCGGTTGAACAGATTGGGTCTGTTGTTGTCGCGGTTGTACCGCACTTTCTTCAACTTGTAAAGGGGGTGGACGGAAATTTTGTGCTTGTTGTAATTTTGACTTAGCGTCAAACAACGCTTCCTGAGCCGCAATGATGGCATCAGTGTCAAACGCCTCCTGTGCCACCTTGTACTCTCGACGGGCTTTATCCATTTCCGCTTCGGCAGCGGTCTTGGCCATAGCCCCATACTGCTCAGACCCGTTATTTACATATTGTTTGAGACGGTTGTTTTCTTCAACCATATGCTGTGCAAGACGCTCAAGGTCTTGTTTTTCACGGTAAAGAGTTTCTTTAGCCCTGCGCTCGTCGTGCCGCGCATGAGTTAACTCTTTAATGCGTACCTTAACCTTATCGGAGTAGTTTTCAATTTCGTCATCCGTGGGGTCTTCAACCTCTTTGTCTAACGGTCTACGCCCACGGTCTTGTATGGGTGTGTCGTCAACAATCTCAATTTCAACGTCATCTTCGGGCTGAAGTATCTCAACCTTTTGACTTTTGTTGTCGTCAAGTTCATCGGGGAACTTATATTGCTCTGCCATTTCTACTCCTTTAAGCGCGGGTTAACCCGCGTGGGTCTTGCACAACAGCGTCCACTTGGTCATCATTGATGAGCCGGAACTCTTTTCCAAAGATTTTGAACCGCGTACCAGAATAGGTACGAACAAGGACAAAATCGCCCTCTTTGCACCAAGCGCCTGCGGGGAACTTGGTCTGATCTTTATACGCATCAGGGCCAACTTTCATTACAAACAACACGGTGGTAGCGCTTTCTTCTTGTCGCATACTGCTTGTATCGCATACAAGATCAAGCGCAGTCCCATCAATCTTTTCAGAGACTGGGGGCACGGCACACAGCAACTTCCAGCCTGTCGGCTCTGGCAGCATGGTGGCTTTTTCTTCGTCTGTAGCGTCTTGCACGGGTGCATCGACGGGTTGGATTACATCAGGCAGGGCATATTGCCCCGGTTCTAGAACAAGTTCACTCATTGGTTTCTTCTACTTTCTTTGCAAGGTCAAGGAGATGGCGCTCTGCGATGGCTAGACCCTGAATAATCCCGCAGAGTTTTTGGTACTCGTCAAAATTGCGACATGCCCCACCAGCGCAGTCATCTGCGTAGTTGTTCATATCGGTGCGTAATTTTTCGCGCAATACGCGTGCGAAGTCTTGGATCATTTAATTGGTTTCTCCTTTGAGTAATCAAGTGCTGTTTGCCGAGCGGTTAAATCTTTTTGGGCTTTGTGCTTGGCCATATCAATGCCCATACGCATACCCTCTCTTTGTTGATTGGCTTCTATGTCCGCTTGATCTTTCTTAATCTGCGCTCCAAGTTTGGTGCCGTCGTATTCCATTTTGGATTGCAATTTTGCTTTATCTAATTCCATTTGCTGTCCAGCAATCTGCATCTTTAACTGCAATTCCTGTTGTGCAATTTGGTTTTTAGCCTGTGCCTCTTGAGCCTTCATTTGCAACTCTTGTTGCTTCAATTGAAGCTCGGCTTGCTGCATTTGTAAGATGGGATCTTGCGCCTGTTGCTGAGCTTGCTGTTGTGCCGCTTGCGTTTGGCCTTGTTGCACCACTTGTTGAGATGCTTGTGCCAATAAAGTAGACAATGCAAATTCTGCTTCTGGAGGCAGGTTTTCATCCTGTTGCGGCAGCGCTGCACCCAGTTGCTCCTCAACCTTACGACGATATTCAAAGCCAACGTGTTCAGCAATGTGCGCCATAAGCGCTGCTGAAATCTGCTGTGCTTTGGGGTTTTGACCAAGCATCTGTGCAATTGTTGGGTCTTGTATAAGAGCCATATGCACCTGCATATGCGCCTGATGGTCTTGGTAGAAGAACGCCTTGACTGGCTCGCTCTTTATGATTCCCATGTTTTCAGTCACAGGATCTTTGGGCTTCATGTCGTCAGGCAGGGGAACAAGCTTATCGGCATCCTTGATACCCAAAACTTGGAGCATGTTGCGGTGCAACTGCGGCAAGTCATAAATATCGGGCGCCATCTGCGCCATCTGAATGACGGCTTGGTACTGCACAACCCGCTGGCTCATTGTTGCCGCGTTGGGGTCGCTTACAGGGATGATGTCTACATGGTCATAGTCTTTTTTCTTGGCCTTGCGAGGAGCATCAACGGGGTCGTAGTCGTAATCTGGCTCGGTGTAGTCCCGAATGATCGCAGCCAACAGACGCAACTCTTGCTTGAAGGTGTAGTGCAGACGAGCCTGCACAGCAGACATAACCTTAAGCTGGCGCTCTAAGAGGGCCAGTGTCGTACCCACAGGAGCCTGTGCGGACATGTCCGACACGTTCATATCTGCTGTTGCAGCAAATCTGCGGCCTTCTTCTACGATCTTGTCCAGCAAGCCAGACAGGACAATGCTTGGCTCCTTGTAGGGTAGGGGCAGGATGCTGTCACGCAGTGCCCCAGAAGCAATGTCTACGTCTCGCCATTCTCCGGGAGCGATGGGGGTGTCGTCTCCCTTAATGCGCATTCCGCGAGTTTTAAGACCTCCGGGTAAGTTAGAAAGCGTCCCAGCATCGACAAGCTGACGCATGAGACTGGTGGCTGACTTGGCGTATCCTCCAATGAGGTGGAAAAGGCCGAAGCCGTAAGCTCCAAAACCCGGGATGTATTGGTAGTGAACAAAGTGCTGTCGCTTGAGTCTGAGGGGGTCATCTTGTTCCCAGTTCCGCCGAATAGACAAGACATCATTGCCTCCTTTTATTAGGGTAACTACGTATGGTTGCATTACGCCGGTAGGTTCACCGTCGTCGTCTTTGTCTTCATCACCTTCCAGCACCAAGTCAACATGGCACTCATACAAGGTGTAGCGCTCATCATTTAAGTCAGAGAACCCTGTCTCTTTGTCTTTGGCTTTCTTGATGTTGTCTTGTTCTTTACTGGGGTCAGGCAACTCAATGTCACGGTAAAAGCCTGCTTGTTGAAGCTTGATAATTTCGTTCTTGGTCTTGCGCATGACGTGTGTCAAGCGGTAGCAAGTGTCTAAGTCTGTTGTTCCGTAGGGCAGAATAATATCTTCTGCTGGTATAAATATAGATACTTGACGGCCAATGTTTGGGTCGTAGTAAACCTTCTTGAACGCTGAACCAGTAGCGGGGAGGCTCCACAACATACGCTCATGCTCAGGCCTAAACTCGCGCATGACTTCTGTCAACTCGTAGTTCATGTCGGCCTCAACACGCACCGCCGCCTCTTGCTTCTCAGGAGTCTCTTTACCCAAAATTTTTGTACGCACTGGGCCTGCGGCTGGGAACTGTTCTGTAATTGTCTCTGACTGGAAACGTACTACCGCTTCTGTAATCATGGGGTGGAACACGCCACAAGCGCCGTTCCAAGGTTCAGTACGTTCCTCGTACTGCAAGCCGAGGAGCTTGAGTCCCTCGGTATATGCTTTCTCCCAGTCTTTGCGTGCGCCTTTGTCTTGCTCAACGTCTCCGGCTAAGTCTCCTGCCAGTGAAGACATTGCACCTTCGTCCATGTCCTCGGCCAAGTTTACGTTGAAGTCATCCTCATCTTCACTGGGAATCATGCTGATTTCTAAGTCACCAATGCTGATGTTGACCGCTTCAGGATCAACAATTTCAATCTCAATGGCATCTTCATCTTGTGCCAGTTCTTCCATACCTTGGGGTTGCTGGTACAGGGCTTTGTCTATGTTGGTTGCCATGTCAGTACTTCTTTCTCAGAGTAGCCCGATTTGTTGTTGGGCTATATTTAAATGCTGATGTGGGTTTCCCCGTGCGAGTTTTTGCTCTGTCCAGTGCACGCTCTTCGGCGGTCATGGCGTCGCGTTTTTTGCCTTCAACGGTCAAGTTGCCTTTGGCATCTACGTGCCCCCGCTTTTGTAGAACTTCAAGCGCCGTCTCCCGAGAACCGATCTGCGCTGCCAGTCGGTCTATTAGTTGGTTTTTGCCCATGAACTTCTGTGTTTCCATCCGTACCTCAATAGTACGCCGCAGTACGGCGCTTAAAAAGTTGTGGCTCATCTTGCTCATCAGTGTCTAGCGTGATGAAGCCACCTTGTCTGAATCGAAGCAGTGCTTGGCTGGTCGTGTCCACATAGTCATCGTGCTCGCCAACTGGGAAGGACGCAACTTCCTCAATCACTTCACGTGCCCAGCGAGTGTCGGGTGCCCACACCATACCAGAGGAGAACAAGTCCGCTATGGCCTGCACACGCACCATCTTATCGTTTCCACGGCTCGGTGTAAATTCTTGTACAGGGATGCCCATCGCCCTGAGTTCTTGGATCAGTGGCCCACCTGCCGCCTTTTTCTCCACAATGAAGGCATCGGGTTGCCATTCCTTCCAGTGCTTAAAGGCAGCTTGTTTGAGTTCTGGGAATGCAATCCGGTCTTTGAAAGCGTCAAGGAGGATAAGCTGGGGCTTGTCGTTCTCCTCCTCGTTGTACCAGACCCCCCAAGTAGTACAGGCAGAATAGTCGGAGGTTGTTTTGGTTTCATGCGCCGTGTCCCAAGAC